AATATATAATTTGGGGTCAAAAACGAAAAACCCCACTTTTTTCCCCATTTATAATAAAGATTTTTATTATAATAAAGATGATCTTTTTTCTTTTAGATATAAAATTTATATTTAAAATACAAATCTTTGTATATATAAAGATGTCTGAATCTAATTGTAATCGAGATGATCGAGATGATCGAGATGATCGAGATGATCGAGATGTTACGATCGTATATGTCGATCGGATCGTCTACTCTACGTATACTGAGGCTCAGAAGAGAGCATGTAAGAAATGGTATCTTTCGAATAAAGAACGAATATGTTCTAAACAAAGAGAGAATTATCATTCTAAAAAGAATTCTAAAAAAGTGAGTGAATCATAATATTTTAAAATGACCGAATATCTGTCTTCGTATGGATACCACCGAATTGATCTTGATAGTAATGTTTAATAACAAATTGTAGTATATCACTATATAGATAGATTAATCCGATCTCTTGGATATCAGGAAGATTTAGATTAAATATCATATTTTATTATAATAAAAAATAAATCTAAAACAGATAAAAAAACATAAACAAAATATGAAATAGAGACAATCAAATCAATGATATCCATTTTATTATAACAATAAACCAAAAAAAATATTAAACAAAATATTTTTTCTTGATATAAATAAATGTCTACATTGGTAGTATCCCTACCAGCCCCCGAATTCAAACCATCACAATATCAGATCGACTATCTTCACGGTAAACAAAAAGAAAACGAACTTGAAATGGAGATCTCGACCTTCTTTAACGATGAATTATTTCCGAGTAAGAACCGATTTTGTCCGTATGACTGGAAGGGACGATCTGGTAAGTTTTATGAGTTGAAGTCTCGAAACAACGAGTTAAACAAGTATCCTACTACGATGATTCCAGCGGACAAAACAAGAGAGAATACTATTCTTTTGTTTTCCTTCACAGATGGCCTTTACTATATCGAGTATGATGAGGAGCAGTTTTCGAAATTTGAAAAAGCCTCGTTTCGACGATGGCGTACGGGAATATCTGATAAAGAGAAGCTCTACTACTATATACCGGTTGACTTCCTAAAACCGGTTAGTTAAAATTTACGAAAAAGAAAATTAAAAATCTTTCCTATAATAAAACCAATGGGAAAAAATAAATCACTTGACGAGGGGACGGTTGTGTTGATCGATAAACCAACGCTCCCTACACAAATCAGTTCTTATGCTGTGGAAAAGATGAAGCCTAAAAAGCCCCTGTCAGAGAAGCAAAAAGCAAATTTGGCAAAGCTGATCGAACGAACCAAACAACGGGCATTAGAGCGTCGACAAGTGGTAAGCTCTAACATGCCAGAGAGCATACCAGAAGATAAAATTGCTGTGGTCGTCAAACCAAAACGTAAATATGTAAGAAAAGCACCTCATTTTAATGCTAATCCGACTTCTCAACCTGCTCCTCCACCTCCTTCTTCTCCTTCTCCACCACCTGCTCCTTCTCCTCCACCTGCTCGGAAAAGGGCGGTAAAGAAGAAGCCCGAAACTCCGGTGGAGACCGAGACAGAAAGCGAATATGAGCGCCCCCCTCCTCCACGAAAATATAAGGAGAAAGTGAGATCGAAGAAGGAAAAACCAAAGAAGAGATATGAGACGGAGACATCTGATACGACAGATTGGTCGGATGAAAGTGATTCGTCCGAAGATGAGAAAGTAGAGAAATATGTACGGAAGGCGCATAAGAGGATACAGGCAGTACAGGAGATCGAGAATCGATTGAAGACGATGTCGAATCCATATCACGCAAGAGGTATTTCTATTTTCTAAAAAATTTTATTTATTTTATAAATAAAATGACTAAGCCTTTCAATATCCATTATGCAAAAGGAGGAGACCCAAGCACTGTGAAGCAATGTCTTCAATACAAACCGTTTTTAAAAACCGACGATGAGATCGAAGGAATCCGAATCGATTCGGATCGAAAAGAAGTAACCGAACCGGTTCTCTTGTCGATCGAGGAGACCCGACCACTGGAAGAAATTGAATTAAATAAACTTTCTATCCAATAATAAACAAAGATGGATAGAAGCTTAATCGAAGTAATGAGCTATTGCTTCCATATTAATTCGTCTGAACGTAATAGCGGAAGCAATACAAACTTTACCATTAATTTTAGTCAGATTTTAAACCTATTAGCACGAAAAGGCATGTTTCAGATTATCTTTAACAGTGCTCAGATCCCCTTCACCTTTTATCAGCTCAACAACATCAACAATTTGAATATCATTAACATTACGACCCAGTTCGGATCGGCTTCTCCCGTATCAGGTCAACTCACTCTCAATCAGGGAAACTACACGCCGTATACCCTTATTACAGAGATACAAAATCAGATTTATAATTTCTGTTTTGTTTATGGTGGTTTTAAGCCTACGTTTGGAACCAGCTATGATACGAGCAAAGGCTATTTACAGTTCTCTTTGACTGGTGCATCTCCTGCTCCTTCTGGTGGTGGAACGGTAACGATCACACTTCATTTTGAAACCAGCCCAAATATTTTAACGGGTGGATTCTTTGGTATATCCACCACAGCTCCAACTGCTCTTACATTCTCGGCAACGTTTAACGCGTCCGGAGTCATTACATCGTCTGTGATCGGTTCTTCTACTCAACCTTGTGTTTTGAATCCGATCAATTATCTGCTTATCCGAAGCAGTCTAAAACAGTATCGTAACCGAGAGTTTATTACTCTGCCGGATGACACGTCGGATATCGTGTATAAGGTCCCGATTACAACCGTTCAATCAAGTTGGATCAATTTCTACCAAACATCGGAGCCTTTATACATCATCGATAACTCGATACAAAGCATCAACTTCTACTTGACCAACAATCTAACGTATACACCTATTAATTTGCAGAACATCCCGTGGGCTTTCTCGTTTACGATACGAGAAGTAGTCAGGCCTGATTATGAATCGATCCTTACAACAACGATTGGTAACCTTTCTAGGTTTCCTTTGGAAAGGATCGAGGAAGAACGTCGTATATTGGAAGAGCAGAAAGAGAAAGAACTCCAACGATTGGTATTGTATAAACAAAAACTAGAAAAAAATAAAATCAAAGAATAAACATGTTCTATTACTCCGGAAATAAACGAATCGATATCTTTAATACAAGACCTCGGAACTTATCAAGAGGAGGGTTGATTAAAGACAATCCAAAAATAAAGATCAAAAATGAAGATACCATCTCTTCCCTTCTGGAATACGGATCGTTAGTAGTTCCTGTCCCAGTAATGAAAAGCGGAGTAATGAAAGGGTACAAAGGACCAATTACGGGTCCTGTTCAACACGATCAAGATAAGCTTGGACGAACGGTCGTAATGCCTAATGAGTTGGTAGTCAATAAACGATATGCATCAAAAGTTGAACGTTATTTGAAAAAAAAAGGAATTACGTTACCATTACCATATTAACCATATTAAACATATTTTTTTTCTTAGTAATAAAGAAATGGTTCTTGTACAAATTTACATCACACCGGCAGGAGGTGGTCTAACGACTGATAACGGAAAATTCCAAGTTGTCCCTGTGACGGGCAAATGTTCTATTCGAGTTTTAAATGTCGTATATCACGATACAGCCCTTGCCACAACTCACAGATTGATTCAGATTTTATCCGATAACCTCTATTTTCCTTATAGCCCTCTCCGATATATTTCGTGGATCTCGAATCCAGTATCAACGCTCAACTACGATGTAAGCCGTTCTGAATATCATATCAAAGATCAAGTATTAAATGGACAGCTTCAAATCCAAGTGGTTGATAAAGCAACGGGTGCCGAACCTGTCAATTTCACAGATTGTCTGATCAGTTTAGACATCGAACAGATCGATAAAGAGTTTCAATAAAAAATTTTATTTTATATAATAAAATGAAACGAGCCAATCATCATATGATCGGCAGATCAGGTATTATCCAACAAGTAAAAGAGCAAACGCTTCTCATCCCTAACCAACCGATTGAATCAGAAGTTCGCCGATCTCTTGAACCAATTAAACTCGATCGGTACGAAAAACCGGAAAAGAAAAAAAAGAGTAAGTATCAAAGAGAATAATTTTTTTTGTTTTTTCTTTTTATTATCTTTATAATAAAAACATGTCTTTACATAGCGTAGGCAGTGACACTCACTACATTCTTCCGGCATCCTATGATTCCGTTCCCGAGGCTTTCAAAAGTAACAAAACGGCAAAGCCGATTTCTTGCAGCATGCAAACAGTTAACGTTCCGTCTCTCTCAGGCCCTCAGACTCTTGGTGGTAGTTCAATTATTCAAGTCCCAGCTGGTGCAGGGGCAGGTATCCTTATGAATCCTTATGTACGTTTTACCTTACAGATGACCGGTTCTTCTACTACGGCAAACGCTTCGTGGAGTTTCAAAGGCGCCGTTCAAAGCGCTACGGCCGCTATCAACCGTATCTCGACCTATGTCAATAGTGTGCAGATCGACAACCAACAAAACGCCTGGTCGCTTTATGATACCGTTTTAGCCCATTCAACGTCAGCCGACTGGCTAAATCACGATGGTACTCTTATGCTTGGATCAGGTGTCGTATACTACCAACCAACCGGTGGTGCCAACAACTCTCAATCCTACACTTTTGCAGTCCCTCTCTTGGGTCTACTTGGAAGTCAGCAAGCGCTGCCTATGTACCTTATTAACGGTAATATTCAACTCCAACTCGATTGGGCTTCTAACGTATTTCAAGTGTATACGGCCGGTTCTGCCGATCCCGTTTTCACTGGTATTAATGTAACCAATGTTCAGCTCGTTTACGATAAAGTGATGCCCGAAGAAGCATTCGTTTCAAAGGTCCGTCACGACATGATGCAAGGCCAGAAATATGTCTTTGGTTACACCAACTTTGCAACGACTGTATTGCCGATGACATTTGGCACTGGTAGCGGAACCCTTAACTTGAACTACGGCTTGAACGTCTCCTCTCTTCGTGGTGTGGTGATGTCACAGTACAACTCGGCTAACCTTACCTCATCGGGTGCTGCTCCATCTATTTCTAACTGCCTTAATCAGTTTCAAGTTTCACTCGATGGTCGTTTGATCTCATCTCTTGCTCTTAACTCGAACACTGATCCAGCGCTTGTGTTCGCCGAGCTCCAAAAATCATTCGGTCGTATCTTTGATGCTTCGATTACTGATCTCGTTCAGAATAGCGCTCCTGCTGCCAGTGCTTCTAACAACGCTAACGCTTCTGGTGGTACTTTCCTTACTAACTATTTTGCTGCTGGTGCTTCTTCTCAACGCGTGAATGAAGGCCTTTGCTTCCAAGGATCACCTTGCTCTATTCTCAATATTCAGGTCGGCTGGAACGGTTCATCGGGTGCTATCACAGCCGTTTCCACTACCAACTATATCGTACTCATTTCCGATTTTCAGCTTCTTATCGATGCCACTGGATCTGTTGAAATCGTGCGCTAATGTAATAAAATGGAAAGTCAATAAAAACTACTTAACCATAAAACAGACACAAACATTTTTTTTTTTATAATTCCTTATTATAAAAAATGGGTGGATCCGTATCTTCCTTTTTCTCAAATGTCGCTAAGACAGTCGTAAAAGGCGCTATTTCAGGCGTCGGTGGTGTGATCCCTATTGTAGGTCCTGCCCTTGCCAATCATATCAATTCCAAATTTCTTCACGGAGGCAAAGTACATAAATTCGCTCTTGGTGGTACTCTTAAAAATCTCCCTCCCAATGTCAAAACACGAGCTATCAATTCTGTTGAAGGATTGCGCGCTTTGATTCGTCAATACCCCAATGAAGCCCGTCTTGCTGGTTTGTCGTTAGAAGACACCTATCGAGAATCACGCGGTTCATCGGTTGGTCGTGAAGAAGCTCAACATGCTTCTTACGAAGGAGAGGGTGCCGGACGAAAAGAAGCACAGGAAATTGAAGAACGAAAATTTGCACACGGTGGTAAAGTGATTTCGTTACCTGTTTCTAATCTCGATCGTTTGGATCGTTTTGCTCACGGGGGCTTACATCTTGCTGAGGGTGATGGTGAGCAATCGTTTGTAATGTTGAGACACGGTCATCGAGCAGGACATGCCCATCATCATCTCTCGAAGAAATTCTGCGTATAACCGTTATTTTATCTTTATTATGGAAATTAAAAAACCCCCTCATTCGGGTCATTAATGCTTCATCGCTCATATCTTCCATTTTTTGTTCAAGAACATGTTTTTCAAGATCTGAGATACTTTGGGGTGAAATCATTTATATTAAACCAATATTTATTTTTTTTGATAGAAAAAAATAATTGATAATATAAATGCCCTATTCGATCATCCATTCAGGACGTGGTTATAAAGTTCATAGTATACACGGTGCCGTGTTATCTAAACATCCACTCACTCTCGAAAATGCCAAAGCACAAAAGAAAGCAGTGGAACTATCTGAGTTAAGAAAAGAAGGAAAAATACCAATGCCTTCTCATCATCATCACCGATCACATACACATCATCCTCATCATTAAGCTTTAATGCGTTGCTCTCCATTCTCTCAAATACAATCTAGTTTTCTCACGATTCGCTTCTCTGTATTTGCGTTGAGCCTCTTTGATTTGTTCCTTATGTTCCTCCCGATATTTCTTTTCTCGTTCCCGTATGTATTCTTTATTTTCTTCTAAATATTTCTTTCTTCGTTCTTGAATATGTTCTTTATTGTCTTCAACATATTCTTTCATCGTTCTACAAGGAATGTTTTTATTGACACACGGATTATTTCTAATGTATTCACCTTCTCTTTTTAAAAGTTCTTCAATAGAATTACAAGGAAACGCTTCAACCAATTCTATCTTACAGTTTTCTAATCCGTATTTTTCAAAAATCAAAAATGAAGAACATTTCATTTTTTTATGATGACGGAACCCCTCTCTATGTTTCACCATACGCTGTGCTAACGTTCTTACCGTAGAACCATAATAGACATCCTCTCCACACCATATCTTGTAAATCTTTGCTTTTGAATAATCGGGCATATCCTTTTATATCCTTATCTCTTTAAGTCTTTTTCACATATTGAAGAGCGGTAGATAAGTCGTGACCCATAGCGGTTGCTGTGGCACGCATATTGGAAAGAGCAGGCATATCTTTGTATTTATTTGAGAGGTAAATGTGCCGTAATAAAGAAGTGCTAATCGGTTTATTAAAAAAGCTATACAATAAATTTGTGAGTTGTGTTGCGTTGATCTTTCCCGTTTGTTTACTGTTCATCAATAAATAATCGTGTGGGTTCAAGCGCTCCCACGCTGTAATGATCGATTTCAATTTAGGGGGAATCTCTTCCTTCTGTTGCTTATACTTATGGGCTGTCTTGTATACGTTGAACACAAAGAAGGGCTTTCTCTTTTCGGTACGCATAAAGTTATCTTTGTCTGGATCGATTTCTCGTAATTTAAATTCTGTAAAATCGAGTGATCGGCGCGGTGGTATGATGAGTAGACACGAAAGCAAAACATACATTTGAACTTTAACGAATTGTTTTTTATCGAGAGACTCACGTTTCATTAAAGGGCTGACTTCTTGTTCAAGTGTTCGATATAATTTCATTACTTCGTCAAATGATATCATTCCTTCTTTTTGACGATCAGTCAATTTCTGTTCTTCCATCTCTTTGTCTGTTTCCTTACCATCATCACACATCTGATCACGAAAGCAATCAACGGCAACCTTTGAATGGGGTTCCTTATCAATGAAGACAACCAACGCTGACAGTCGGGTTTTACGATTCTTAGCTGGAACATGTTCTAGATGCTTTTCAATTTCCTTATAGCGTTTGATCACATCGTCTGGTTTCTCGATAGAGATGTTCATTTGTTTTGCTAAATTTTTTAGTATGGAAGTATAAGTACGTAACGAACCTTGGGAGAGATCCGGTCGATTATGTTTAAATGTTTCGGTAAGAGTCATTTATATTATAATATATTTTTTTTTTAATATATTTTTTATAGTTTATAAAAGATGTTAAGAGTCGCAACAGATTGTAGTGGAATAGAAGCGCCTATACAAGCCTTAAAACAATTAAAAATAAAACATAAACATATTTTTTCAAGTGATATCGACCCATATTGTAGAGAAAGTATTTCTGCTAATTACAATCCAGAAATATTGTATGATGATATGACATCTCGTGATCTGTCTGACACACCTAACATTGACCTTTATGTATGCGGATTTCCTTGCCAAAGTTTTAGTATGGCTGGAAGACGGAAAGGGATGGCAGAAAAACGTGGACAGATTTTTTGGCACTGTTTAGATGTCATCGAACAAAAACGCCCAGCCGTGTTTGTATTAGAAAATGTAAAAGGTTTAGTGAGCATTGACGAAGGAGAAACATTCAAAAAAATAATAACATCTCTTGAAAACGTAGGAGAGAGATGTTATCATATTCAATGGAAAGTTCTAAACACAAAAGACTATGGAATCCCTCAAAACAGAGAACGTGTTTTCATTGTCGGTACAAAAAAAGATAAACGTTATCACTTTTCGTGGCCCTCTCCTAAAAAAATGAAACCATTAGACTCATTTGTAGACTGGGACGATGATGTTCCCAAAGAAACCGTCTCTAAAAGAGTAAAATACATGATAAAAAGAGTCCCTACCGATTCTATCTTTATTGATCTCGCATTCAAACATGCGACCTACCCGAATTCGGACATATACACACCAAGTGTGATTAGAAACGGTTCTCTGTGGTGTGTACCGTTACAACGATATGCAAACATCTCTGAACTATTAGCCTTACAAGGATTTCCGAGATCGTTCAAGCAAGTTGTGAGCAATAGTCAACTTAAAAAACAAATTGGAAATAGTATAAGTGTTTGTGTTTTAAAATCGATCTTTAAAAAATTATATTTGCAATAATAAATGTATCATATTTCTAGCTATACGTATGAACGGGCAAGAGAATGGGGTCTTACTGTTCGACCAAGTACAAACCCTAAAAAGAAAATTGATGTATATAAAGGCAATCGGAAGGTTGGATCAATTGGATCAATTGGCTATGGAGACTATCCAACTTTTTTGAAACAATTTGGAAAAGACTATGCAGATGAAAGAAGACGCTTATATCATTTAAGACATGTTCAACCCTCGATCGGTGAACAATTGGCATTGCATCTTTTATGGTAATAGTAAACCAAAATATACATAACATAATAGATATATTGGATCAATAAACCAAATATATAACATAATAAAACAATTAGATAACATAAACCAAACATATAAACCAATAAAACAACTACTATATTCCTTTACATCGAAATAAAAACGTTTTTATTTCGATGTAAAGCCTTAATATAGTATTTTTATTGGTTTATATGTGTATTCTCGGTCTATAAACACATATATATATTAGTTTATTATATGTTATTTTAAATAAAAAACAATATAATAAAGTATTTTGAAATGCCTGATTATTTAAAATCTAAAATCTATGAATAGTATTCCATCTAATTTTATTATTCCTAATAATAAAATGAATTCAAGTTCTCTCACAAAAGCATTAGCTCCTCTCGACAACCAACTATGTCAAGAGAAAACACCCTTACCACTCAAACCCTGCAACTACGGTATCTTTGCTAAGAAGGGTCTCGGTAAGACTACCCTGATCCTCAATCTTCTCGAAAAGAAAGAGAGTCCTTGGCATCGACACTTCTCAAAAATCTTCTTTATCAGTCCAACGGCGAAGAATGATCCCAAGGTACACGACCTAATCGAAGACATCGAAGACCAATATTATGATACATTAGATAACAAAGTTCTTGAAGACATCATCTCAAAGATCGACGAATACAAGGAAGAGTATAAACAAAAGAAAAAAAAAGGATCTCCTAGCTTCTGTATTATTTATGATGACTGTATTCATATGATAAAAAAAAAAGAATGTCGATTGATGGATCTTTTAGCTACACAGAACCGACACCGTAATATTACTAATGTTTACCTGCTCCAAAAATGGAATACATACTTACCTACTCTTATTCGTTCCAATTTAGACCTGATTAGTATCTTCCGAACGGATAATAAGAAAGAATTGGATTCGTTCATTGAAGAAATGAATATGAACGAGGAACAGCTACGTAAACTATACGATTTTGCAACAGGAGAATCTCATAGCTTTCTTCATATCAACCTATACCATCAACCTTATCAGTTCTATCGTCGATTTGATCCTATTGAATGGAGAAAACGAGAAAAATAAAGAACGGATTGGAGACTATCTAACTAAATACCGAGAGGAGCACCGAGAGAGGGCAAAAGAGTATGCCAGAGAATATAGGAAAAAACAAAATAAATTAATATCCTCCTAATAGATAAAAACATGCTGGAACAACATACTGTTAAACCGGAAATTCGGCACTTCTATGAGATGCCCGATGCAATGAAACGAGGCGGTAAAAAGAAGAAGGCTAAAAAAGCAAAGACCGCCACCAATATCAACGAGAACAAAATCAATGTCAATGTTAACGTTGACAAGCATAAACACGACAAAGATGAATTTAAAGCCTACAAAGCGATCACTCGAACTTCTCGATTTGCTACGCCCAATCAAGCGTTTGCTAATCCACCAAAAACACAAAATCCATCTTATTTTGCCGTTCCTAATGGAGTCGGTCTCTTTGAGAATGTCCGACCAGCTTCCTTCCAAGGAACATCAGCCATTCACCCCCAACGTATTCATATGGATGTCCCAATTCATTCCACACCCAATCCAGAAACGATCCCGAATCGTCAAGGGATCGAACCTGTTTCTACTCACGCACAACGAGCGATCCCAACATCACATGCTACGGGAGGAGTGATGAACAGTAATCCTTTGATGATCAGAGAACCAAAAGAGGAAGAAGAACATGCTTTTTCTTCATCGGTACGATATTTTCAGCCTACTGGTCGAAACAATATCCCCCCTCCTCATTCTGCACAACATAGCGCACCACAAACGGAATTCTTCCCGCTTAGAGGTCAACAGCCTGAAACACGAGAAGAAGAAATGAGACGAGAATCTCAATCCGATTTACCGCTTCAATTTTCATCTAGATCAGGTCATCACGCTTTACACGAAAGACAATCGTTAGTTCTTTCGAGTGAGAAGGCTAGACATACGAGAGCAGGCAAGGCGAT